TGCTAACAGAACGCACTGTTTTCTCGCTCTGCGAGGTTCTTCCTTCAACCGTCCTTCAGGTCCGTCTAGCGGATCAAATCGTCGATGGAGAAGCCGTGAAGGCTTCCACCTTCCGCCGCTACTGCCTCACTCCCGGCTCAGACCTTAGCGGTCAACCAGAGCAGGTTGTAGCGATTGCAAACGCTGTCTGGACTCCTGCCGCTGTCGCAGCCTACGCCGCAAGCCAAACCCCTAGCCCCACCATCCAATGATCGTACCAGTCAATATCGTAGCAGTGCAGGTGAACCAGAACAACTCGCTGTTCGTCACGACCGGAGTTGATTACGACAACAGCGGTTCGATTGTGGGTTCTGAGATTACCTCGCAGTACACGCTCAACCCCGGTGACGACCTTACTGGTCAGCCAACCGAAGTGGTGAATATCGCCAACGCGCTGTGGACTCCGGCGGTTGTGGAGGCTTACAAAGCGGCAAATCCGGTGGTTGAAGCCGTTCAGCCTAACGAGTAATGCAAACCGATACCAACAGTAGCAATGGAGTTGGAGTATCTCTAGCAACCGCTGCCGCTGCTGGTGCGGTTTCATTCATCCCGCAGCTAACACAGTGGTTCCAACTCGGAGCCGCTGTGTTGGCTTTTGTTGCCGCTGCAATTGGACTCTACAAAGCCATTAAGAAATGAACTGGAAAACTACTCTCGCTGGTGTTGGCGCAATCATGGTGGCCGTTGGCGGTGCGCTCAAAGCACTGTTTGACGGAGACCCCACGACCAACATTGATCTTGCTGCGACCATTGCTGCGGTAACCGTTGGATTCGGTTTGATCGCTGCCAAAGACGCTGACAAGAAACCGCAGTGAACATCATCGAGCAGATCGTCACCGCTCTTTTGAAGTGGTTGACTAGTCTGGCTAAAACCCCTCCTACCGTTGAAGATGCAAAACCAGACAAAGAGCTTAAAGAAAAGCTTCTGGATCGCATTGACCGCTCTGGTGGGTAGTTGTGGCTGTGGGACTCGCGTTGTTATGGTACCTCACGGTGAGCCGGTGAGGCTCGCTGAAAGCGTTAAAGCGCGAGTATGGGTCAAAAGTGCGGACGGAGTTTCTGTGCGCTCTAGCAACCGTATAACGCTCGCAGAAGGTTGGTACGCATTGCCAAAGGATTGATATGTCGCAACAAGTCATTAACACCGGATCAACCGCAAACGACAACAACGGAGATACGCTTCGTGGGTCGTGGATCAAAGCCAACTCCAACTTTGATGAGATTTACGCTGCTCTACCGCTGACTGCTCCGTCAACTTGGGTTCCGACGCTAACCGATTCCGGTGGTGGTCGCACGTTCGCTTTTACAGTTAACACCGCTCGACATACGTCTATCGGCTTTGTCTCAACGTTCACGGTTGACCTGACCATCAACTCGGTGACTGGAAGCGCGACTGGAAACCTTCGATTAGGTCTTCCTGATGCGGTAAGTTACAACGCTTCGCTTTCGGTCTGGTTGGACAACGCTACCACTCAAGCTAAGACCTCTGTGATTGGTCTTGCCGTTGGTGGGACTCAGTACGCTGAGTTAAGCCACTACGAAAACGGAGATACCTCCAGCATGGCTTCACAGCTTCAAGCCACTTCACGATTGGTCGTCTCCGGTGTTTACTTCACAGCGTGAATCTAATCGCCACCAGTCTCCAGTTGGGGATGTCTGTGCTTCAGAGCGCGATGGGGAACCCGTCGTTCTTGTGGCAGGGACAACTGGTGCGTTGCCTTCCGGCTGCGATCACTGACGCTAACTCGGTAATCTCTGGCGGGTTCCAAGATAACGTCCAAGTCCGGCTGCTCGTTAAGCTTGCAGATTGGCGATTGGCTGACTCAACTCTTGTAACCGTTGACGCTTCTGTCTGGTCTTGTGATGTCGGCTCAAACGCTGACCGGCTCTTGCAGGAGAACGGGAGCTTGATTCTCCAAGAGAACACTGACCGCTTGCTGCTGACTTTTGGGAAGATGATTCCGGTTGTGGGTCGTCTTGTGACCTACGACGGACGGCAACTGCGGATTATGTCGGCTCGACGCGATGGGTCCGGTGCGTATTACGTTCTGGACTTGGGAGCCAAAACCAAATGACTCCCACCGTCGTCGTCGATACAACTCGATTCTCTGCTGCTTGGAGAGAATACCTCCCGAGGACTAAGCGGTCGTTGGCTGAAGCGATCAACGCTCGCACGTTTTTCTTGCTCCTGCGGTTGTATTGCTTGCTCCCACCAAAGTCACCGCAAGCCGCTCGAAACAAGATTCTAGATTACTTCAACCGTCCGGTTGGAGAGCGTCGTCGTGACAAGAAGACCGGCAAGCTGGTTGGTCGCTCGCGTGAATTGCGAGTGGTCCACTTAATCGCTCAAGCAAAGAACAAGAAAGCCGGTAAGGAAGGTCTCTACGGTGAGAAGATGCGAGAGGCCGCAGCGAGCTTGCGTCGTCGCGCTGCTGGCTCTGTTGGTTACCTCAAGTCTTGCGTTGTTAAAGGTATCAAGAAGCTCTCTCCGTCTTTTACGCAGTTTGGCGGCACTCGACGGGTTCGCAAAGGTTCCGCTGGTGTTCGTTCAATCGCTGCAAATCAAGCGTTGTTGAATCTGGCGAACCAATACGGTCTTCCAACCGAAAACGTGTCGGTCCACCGTGGATCGTCTGCTTACGCTTACAATGCTAAAGCTGGCATCTCTCCGCACTCGCACGTTCGCATGAACATCGGTCTTGCTGACAACCAGATCGGAAAAGTGAATTCGATCTACGCGAAAGCCATGCAGCAAGCTTACGACGACGAAGCGAAAGAGCTTGAGATCCACATTCGAGCCAAGATGGAAGAGGCCGCAGAAGTGCTGGAGAAACATGGAGTAACCGTAACATGAACGCTGTAGCTCTACGCACTGAACGCGCTCTGGTTGACTGGCTGGCTGCTCAAGACTGGTCAGCGTCTCCGCTTGGGACTCCCGCTTGTCTGACCAGCTACGGACACGGTGCGTTCGCGGATTCCGATCTTGAAGACCGGATGCCAGACTTTCCGCGCCTCGTAGTCCGCGCAGCGACTGCGGTTCCGGTTCATCCGTTGGACCGCACTTGTGAGCTAGATGTTTCAGCGGTTCTCCAGTTGAGCGCGGATGATACCTCAGAGCCGCACCTGCTCGCAGTCGTCCAAGTCTTCGAGAATCTCATGCAATACCTCTACGTTGACGGCAACATCTCGGAACTGAACGCAGACGACACAGATCCGTCTGGAGGTTTCAACGCTCAGTTCGCGGTTCCGACCGACTTCGGAATCAATGACACTAGCGAAAGAGCTAGAACTTTCACGCGCTCCATGACAATTTTCGCAGCAGCAAACGCAATTTAACAACCCAACAACATGGCAAACTCAAAAGGACTCGCTCTAGTCTATGGAGCAAAAGGAACGATAACACTTTACACTCCTGCTGGAGTTGCTCTCACAAGTGGCGCAATCACCACTATTGAGAGTTACGACGCGACCCATGAGGCCGATGTCGAGCAGATCAAAAACGGAGCCGGTGAAGTTGTGGCTCAAGTGGCCGCTAATGAGCGCATCAGCCTAAGCGTTACGTTTATTCCGTCTGCAAGCACCTTTGCTCAAGCCAAGCTTGCTGCTGGTCTTCCTGCGGTTAATGGTTACGCCACAATTGCATCAAGCGATGACATTGATGTTGGCGTTGTTACTGCTGGACAAGCCATTAATTCCATTGATGGAAATTACGTTTATTCCGGTGGTGGAAGCGTAAAATTCACAAGCAGCGGTAAAGTCATGGTCACTGTTACTCTCACCAAGTATCTTGATGCTACGGCTTTGACCGGCAACGCTTCGACGTTCACACTCTAATCTGTGGCCGATCTTGCAAAGATTCTCGCAGAGACGGGACCTCCAGCACCATCGGTGCTTGGGGTTCGTCTTGTTCCCTACACTGTAGGACACGCGATTCTTTTGCAGCGGTTGGGTTCTCCTTACGTCTTAGGTGGGGAAATTACTTCGAGTGATCTAGTGGAGGCTGTGGTTGTTTGCTCGCAGTCTCCACTGGAATCCATTCGATCCATCAAGTCAGTCTGGAAGGATCTTGTCTTGTGGTTGTGGGGAAAGCGGATTGCGAAGCTCAATCTGCTTGCGGAATCCGAGAAGTTCCAGTTGTGGCTGAAAGACCAATCAACCGCTCCCGAAGTGTTGATGGAATCTGGAAGCAAATCAAAGCGTCCCGCAATGCCATGGCCGGAACGAGTTCTGGTTGGTTGTCTCAACATTGGCATTGGCCCCGATGACGCAATCAAGATGCCCATTGGTGACGCTGAGAGACTGATTCTCGCTCACGCAGAGATGATGGGTCAGGTCCAGTTGTGGGACGACCAAAGCGAAGCCATTTGGCAAAGCCAGAACTCAAACTGATATGGGCGTACTTTCTCTACTTGTTAAGCTTGGTCTTGATGCCAGTGCGTTTGAGATGGGAGTGAAACGCGCTCAAAGCGTTGGTGAGAAGTTTGGATCTAGCTTTAAGTCTGCTGTGGCTGGTAAGCTTGGAGCAGCTTTGTCAGTTGCTGCAATCGGAGCGTTTACAAAGAATGTAATCCAAGCGGCTGATCAGATTTCAGATTTATCAGAACAACTCAATCTGACGACAGATCAAGTTCAGAGGCTCCAGATTCTTGCCAGTGAAACTGGCGTGACCTTTGACAAATTTGGCTCAGTTCTATCC